CGACCTTCTGGTCGGAGTTCTCACAACAACGCTACCGGGTCTAAAACACCGGTCGGGAATCCGGCGGGGCAGTCTCCGGGACCAATACTCGTATGTCACGGATCGCACGAACTTTTCGGGCAGAACTGGTTCGCATAGTATGCGTGGCTTGAATACCGCATTACGAGATATGGGTGTGCATGCTGGTTGTCACAACCTTGAGTTCACTTGGAACGATAAAGGAAATTGGTGGAATGTTCACAACCACTCAATTTTACTGGCGGACAAAGAAATGTGGTCAAATGATATATCAGAGACCAAAGATAGGATTTGGGAGTCATCGGAGCTGCTTGACAGAACCGAGGTAGTTGGATCTAATGACAAACAGTTCGAGAACCTTGGTCTCGGACGAAGATATTCGCTGGATTGGGCAGAACCGTACGAGTTTGCCCAGACGATCAAGTACGCTGCTAAAGTTGCGTACATGACGAAGCCCATCAAAGCACCAAGGCAGAAGAGGCTTGAATTAAGCAAATTCTTCAACGGCTTTAGTGGGAAATATCCACGTTTATCCCGGCCTTTCGGGATGTGGATGCGAAGCGAACCGTTAGAATAATCTTTTTAGACTGTCGGGATAGGGCCAATTCATGGCCCGAAGAAAAACATCGAAGCGATATCCTGTACAGCGAAAGATTTCACTTGCGTCTCCATCGCCAGTGGCAGCCAATTCTTATGTGGATGTAGCAGCAGCATTGTCGCAGACTAACCACCGTTTGTACCGACAAGGACGATACTACGAATGTTCGATCACCATTGATTCCAATGTTGAGAACGATACAACAGTCGATGTATATGCACTTGCAGATACTTGGATGGTTCAGAAAGCATGGCAAATGGCAAAAGATGCGTTTGACGAAAGCAATGCTGAAGAACTGGAAATGCTCAACGGGCGGATCGCACGTTGGAACGACTTCCGTGTTGAACTTGGATTGACCGGATTCGGCGGCCTCGAGGCCAATAATTTCCTCAAGGGAACCTTGGCGTCAACTCCCTTTACAGTTGGCGAATTTCAAAACTCTCAAGTTGTAGACCAGTCGGGAACTACACGAACCTTTTCGTGGGGTGACCCGACTGTAGCGAAATATTCTATCATTGAGGAGTATGACGCTAGCGGTAATACTAACTGGGACCCAACTTATCCAGCCACCGGTCCTTACAACGGTCTGTTGCCAAACTTGGAAACAGGAGCAGCCGAGGCTTTACAGGCTGATGGAAATAAACCCCCATATGATGAACAAGATATTGGTCAAGCTATATGGGTCAAAGTGGGGACTCTCCACTTGGCTTCAGGTCGTCAACGCTTATCCACTGGGTTCTTTCCAGCACCATGTGGATTTATTGCGATGACAGGAACCGGGTTCCTTGGCACACCCGACATCCAAGTCGAAGTCAAGTCCGGTGATTACAAAGGAGTGCATGCTCCAACTATGATGGAGTGATCACGATGAACAGCGAAGAATCTCAACAAGCTGTGCAGGCTGCCAAGGCGCTAAGCGTCCTTCGGCACATCAAGGAAAACAACGTATCCTATCTCCTCGGTGTTTTCGTGTTGCATAGTATGGGGATCCTGGAACAGGCCCTATCCTATGGCCAAGGCATGTGCTAATCATGACAAGCAAGGAACCTGTCCATTGCGATCGCTGTGGGTACAACCTCAGAGCGAAAGATATCGGCTTAGTGGACCCGGTGTACACCAAGAACGAAATCATGCACCACTGCCGTTGCTATTATTGTGGCTACGAATGGATTGAATAGTATACTTTGTATACACAACCTTTATGTATACAAGCCCCCTCGCTGTATACATGCGGAAACTATTACGCTGGTTATTGAGGCATGAATTGTCAAATGAATACGATAGGGGATGGAGTGATGGTGTCAATCAACACCATTACGAACCCGCAAGTGCGGAGCATGGGATCATAACTCATTATGATTATTGGGGGGAAGAATGATGGCTAAACTCTACTGGAGAGTGAAGCGGAATGGTAAGTGGACTTGGAAACCTGCCAAGTTCAAGACTGTCAATTGGTGGCATACCAAAGACACTCTGAAGGCGGTCATTTATGATCCGAAAGAGGAGGAAGAGGAGTGAATCTTCACGTTGCACGGACATATCTGTGTCGATCATGTGGCCACACCTATTTGGCATACCCATTAAACACAAGGTGTCCTAAATGTCACCGATGAGGAAATGGGCAGCTGGGGGTGCTCACCCCGCCCCGGATTCAATCTTGATTACCGGTGGCGCAAGGCTGTCGATAGAAACCCTTGTTAATATACAGAACCTGCGGAAAAATAACACATGTTTTGACGGAGGGATTTTGGAATGAAATGGAAAATAGCGGACCCGATCGCATACGCCCATGAGGGCTGTCTTGGCAGCAGTAAAGATAGGTACGATACAAGCCTGTGCTCACGGCACCTAATGTGTCCAAAGTGTGAACAGCGCAGAGCAAGTAAGAGAGCATGGCAACTAACCCGAAAGTTGTCAGCGGAAATTAACTTGATGGAGGATGAGGGAAGCGACCTTCTGGTCGGAGTTCTCACAACAACGCTACCGGGTCTAAAACACCGGTCGGGAATCCGGCGGGGCAGTCTCCGGGACCAATACTCGTATGTCACGGATCGCACGAACTTTTCGGGCAGAACTGGTTCGCATAGTATGCG